TACCAAACACCATTCTTGCACATGCAAGATCCAGAGCAACGTAAGATTATTCATACTGTTGCTACTTACCTTAGATCAGAAGGTGATAACGAGATCATAATGTCAGTCATTTATGACTATGATGATAACACCATTCTTAATCCAACTAACTTTGCTTTGACTACTGAGGGTGCTGCTGCATTCTACAACGAAGCCATCTTTAATACGACAGCTATCTTTGATGGTAATCCTTCACCAGTGCAAAGGGTGAATGTTTCAGGGTCAGGCAAATCAGTTTCTTTTAGATATGTAACTAACGACACAAATGCTTCACACAGTATCCAAGGTATTGTTGTAACGTTTGGAGTGGGGGATAGATTATAAATGGCAGGTTATACAAGACAGAGTGCTGCTGATATTGTTGCAAGTGCAGTTATTAAAGCTGCTCCAATAGATGCAGAATTTCAACAAGTACTAGCAGCATTTAATGCAAGCACAGGACACAGGCATGATGGGACAACTACAGGTGAGGGTGCTTACGTCCCACTTATTGCTGACGCAGATGCTCTTAACAAAGTTTGCATAGATACTTCTAACAATCACATCAGATTTTTTACTGAGGTTTCTGCTGCTGCAGTTGAGCAAGTACGTATTCAAGATGGTGCAATTGTTCCTATTACTACAAATGATGTGGACTTTGGAACGTCTAGCTTAAAATTCAAAGATATTCACCTCGCAGGAAATGGAACTGTTGGAGGTACGTTTGGTGTCACTGGTAATGTTACCCTTGGTGGTACTCTTGGTATAACTGGTGTTACAACATTTTCTGATACTGTTTGTGTTCCTGGCTTTAAAGCTACAGGAACTTCAACACTATCAACAGTAGATATAAATGCAGGTGCAATTGATAACACAGCAATTGGTGCTACGACTGCTGCTGCAGGTGCATTCACAACTGTCTCTACTACAGGTCAGGGTACGTTTGCTTCAGTAGATATAAATGCAGGTAACATTGATGGGACTACTATTGGTGCATCTACAGCTTGTCCTGGTACTTTTTCAAGTCTTACTGCAACAACTGCAAACATTGATGGTGGGACAATTGATGGTACAGTAATAGGTGGTTCTTCTACTGCTGCAGGTTCATTCAGTGATCTTACCTCTACAGGTACATCTACTCATGCTACTGTAGATATTAATGGAGGAGCTATTGATGGGGCTACCATAGGTGGGTCTTCTGCTGCAGCCATAACTGGTACAACAGTTACAGCTAGTACCTGTTTTATAGGTAATGTCACAGGTAATGCTGCAGGATCTCACACAGGAAACTTTGATGGTACTATTGGAGCTACTACTTCTTGCCCAATAACAGGTACAGTTATTACTGCAGATACTTGTTTTGCAGGTGGTCTAACAGGTACTGTAACAGGTAATGTTACTGGGGATATACAAGGAAATGTTACAGGGAATATTGCAGGGAATGTAACATCAACAGGAACTTCTACTTTCTGTGGTCTTCAACTACTTGGCAACATGGATGCTAACAGTAAGAAAATTACTAATTTAGCTGCACCCACTGCTGATTCTGATGCTGTAAACAAACTATATGTGGATAATGCTGTTGAGGGGCTAGACGTAAAAGGTTCTGTTAAAGGAGCTACTACTGCAAACATTACACTGTCTGGTGCTCAAACTATTGATGGTGTATCTATCACAGCAGGAGATAGGGTTCTTGTAAAAGATCAGTCTAGTGCTGAAGAGAATGGTGTTTACGTAGCTTCTGCTAGTTCATGGGCAAGGTCAGATGATGCAGATACTTGGGATAAACATGTCGGAGCTTTCTTTTTTGTAGAACAGGGTACAGCAAATGCTGATAATGGTTTTGTTGGTACTGTGGATGCAGGTGGCACTCTCAATACTACAGCTATCACTTTCGTACAGTTTTCAGGTGCAGGGCAGATTACAGCAGGTACTGGTCTTACTAAGTCTGGTAATACTATTAACGTTGTTACTGCAAGTTCTGACAGGATTGTAACCAATGCTGACAATATTGATTTAGCTACTACAGGTGTAAGTGCAGGAACATTTAAGTCTGTTACTGTAGATACCTATGGACGTATTACTGCAGGTACAAATCCTACTACTTTATCTGGGTATGGTATTACAGATGCGTATACTAAAACATGTTCTGACACACTACTTGCAGCCAAACTAAACCTAGCAGGTGGTACGATGACAGGGGATATTACCCTTGGCTCTAACAAGATTACCTCTACTGCTACACCTGCTACTGATGATACACTGACTCGTAAGGGTTACGTAGATACTATGCTTCCTCTTGCAGGAGGTACAGTGACTGGTACTATAGACTTAGGATCTAACAAGATCACTACAACCTATACACCAACTAACAATGCTGATTTGACTACGAAAACTTATGTTGATGGCATACTTGGTTCAGCTACTGCTGCAGCATCGTCAGCTTCTGCTGCTGCCTCAAGCCAAACTGCTGCTGCTTCCTCTGCAACTGCTGCTGCAGGTAGTGCCACCAATGCTGCTTCTAGTGCTACTGCTGCAGCAAGTTCATATGATCAATTTGATGACAGATACTTGGGAAGCAAAAGCTCAGATCCCTCTGCAGACAACGATGGTGACTCTCTTTTAACAGGAGCACTCTACTACAATACCTCTGGAAGTCAGCTAAAAGTTTATACAGGATCTGCTTGGAGCAGTGCTGCCTTTACTCTTGGTGATGCCCTTACTTGTGTTCAAGAGGATACCTCTCCAACACTAGGAGGAAACCTAGCAGGTAATTCTAAGTGTATTACTGGTGTAGCCAATCTTTGTGCGACTAATCTTTGTGGTGCAGTCACAGGGGCTGTCACAGGGAATGTTACTGGTAATATTACTTCTTCTGGTACAAGTTGTTTTACTACAGTTTGCACAACTGGTAACAGTACTCTTGTAGGAAACCTTACTGTTAATGGAAACACTACTCTAGGTAATGCAGCCAGTGATACTGTAACTCTTACAGCAGACGTTGCTTCTAATATTATTCCAAGTGCTGATAGCACTCACAGTCTAGGTGACAGTTCTAACTACTGGTCACATGGTTACATAGATGCTATCACAACAACAGGAGCAGTTGTCGTTGGGGGAGATCTAACTGTTAATGGTACGACTACTACTGTAGCTACAACAAACACAGTTGTATCAGATTCCTTAATAGAATTAGGAAATGGAACATCTGGTTCTCCATCGAATGACTCAGGTATTGTTATTGAACGTGGTAGCAGTGCCAACGCATTCATGGGTTTTGATGAATCAGCAGACAAGTTTATTGTAGGTACAGGTACATTTACTGGTGCAACTACAGGAAACCTTTCTATTACTACAGGTACACTCGTAGCTAACGTAGAGGGTAATGTAACAGGTAACGTGTCAGGATCATCTGGTTCTACAACAGGTAATGCTGCTACTGCTACTGCTCTTGCAAATGCTAGGAATATAGGTGGTGTTTCTTTTGATGGTACTGCAGCTATAAACTTACCAGGTGTTAATACATCAGGGAATCAAGATACCTCTGGAAATGCAGCTACAGCCACGATTCTTGCAACATCTAGAGATATTGGTGGTGTTGCCTTTAATGGTTCAGCTAGTATTAACTTACCTGGTGTTAACACTGCAGGTAATCAGAATACTTCTGGTAATGCTGCTACTGCAACAACAGCAGGTACAGTTACAACGGCTGCACAACCTAACATAACAAGCCTTGGTACACTAACAGCTCTTACTGTCGATGACATAACAATCAATGGCTCAACTATAGCTGATGGTGGTGATCTTAATATAGATGCAGAGGGTGTAATTATTCTTGACGCAAACAGTAATGGTTATGTTCGTCTTTATGATAATGGTAGTCAGTATGGTCTTTTATATAAAGATAGTAATGACTTTGTGCTTTATTCATCTGTTTCAGATGGTGACATGATATTTACAGGAAACGATGGTGGCTCATTTTTTACTGCCATGCGACTTGATATGTCAGATGCAGGAAGTGCGATATTTAACAATCACGTTTATATATCTGACAATAGCAAATTACAACTTGGGGCATCGTCAGATTTACAGCTTTACCATGATGGTTCTAATAGTTATATTACAGAGGCAGGAACTGGTGTATTAACGCTACAAACAAATGGTACAGAAGTACAGATTAATAATGGCACTTCTGAGTATATGGCTAGATTTATCACAGATGGTGCAGTAACCCTTTACCATAATGGTGCTGCCAAGATTGCAACAAGTAGCACTGGAATTTCAGTAACAGGTGATGTAGACTCTTCATCAGACATTAACCTCAAAGACAATGTAGAAACTATTGAGAATGCTTATGACAAGGTAAGCAACCTCAGAGGTGTAAACTTCAACTGGAAAGACTCAGGTAAATACTCAATGGGTGTGATTGCCCAAGAAGTTGAAGAGATAATTCCTGAAGTTGTTTCAACAAATGAAGAGGGAAGTAAATCAGTCAACTATCAGGCAATGGTAGGTGTTTTGATTGAAGCAGTAAAAACCTTACAAGCAAAAGTAGAGGATCTAGAGAATGGCTCTAAAAGTTAGTGGTACAACAGTAATAGATGACAGTAAGAATATTCCTTCAGGAACACCTTCAGTACAGGGTACAATAGTTACAGCTACAGTTCTTACTGCACCTTCTGGAAACACTGCTTCTCGAACAGCTTCCCCTAACACAGGTCACATCTTTTTTGACACAGACTTAGGAACTTTAGTATCTTACAATGGATCAGAATGGGTCTAATATTCACGATAGTCTTTAGACTGAGAATAGGAATACAGTATGGCATATAAAATTAATGGCACAACAGTTGTTGATAATAGTAGGAACGTATGTGCTTGTTGTGTAACATCGTGTTGCATCACAGCTAGTTCTAGGATGGACGCACCATCAGGCAATACAGCCAGTAGACCAGGATCTCCTGCTACTGGCTCTTTGTATTTTGACACTGACTTAGGTTCTCTTATTTCTTATAATGGTTCTGACTGGGCTGCTGTAGGGGGTGGTATTGACCATCCAATGCCTCTAACATTCTACCTACCTACTACTGATAAAAAACCCCATAACTCTCAGAACAGAGCTAGTAACTGTCATGTGAGGTGTGGGAAAAGTGCAATTATGCCTATGCCTAATGGAGGTTGGGATGCTTTTCAATTTACGGATGGGGCTAGTACAATGTTTAGCAGTCCTACTACCTGCCAGTTTACTAATTTAATTCAAAGTAATCCTGAAACAGGAGCAGCAGGATTTGTAGGAAGATTTAATCAACACATTCCAGCATCAAACGAATCTCATCATTTTTTAGGTAGATATCCAGGTTCAATTCTTGGTCATATGGAATGGGGTGGTATGAACCCTTCTTCAGGGCAAAAAAATCTTTATGTGATGCACCCTTGTTTTATAGGTAGACCTTGTAATGTTATAAGTGAATGTACATGTTGCATATCCTGTGACAGACCTTTAGGATACCTTGACAAAGATCCTGTAGGGGGTGGTCCTTCAGTATTTCTAAGAAAAATATGTATTTGTACAAATGGTTGTACGTACAGTAATGTTAAAGACCCAAGATTCTATGCTCTAAAATATGATGCCAAAGCTATTCGTTGTACAGATCAACGTAATAATGGTCACGTAGCAAATGGTTTTCACTGCTGTGGTTTTGTAGTTCATAGTATAGGGTGTCATAATTGTTCAGCTTTCAGTTCACTTTGTTGTGGGGGTATCTATGTAATAGGTGGGTTTAAACACGAATACTTTACTACTACAGATCTATGTGCTCCACATACCTGTAAGTGTATGACTTGGGATTTTAGGTGTATTGATAATTATAGTGCGTGGAAAGATTTTCGTCCACACTATAATCCTGACACCAAAACAGTTTGGGCTTTAATTAGAAAATGTGGTCCTTCACCTGATAGAAATTATATTGCTATCTACTGTATCGGTAATGCAGACTCATGTGGTTATGCTTGTACTCAATGTTGGTGTTTGTGTGCTTCTCCTCATCATATAAGAGGGGGTAATTGTGTCTACAATGATATGGTTGGTGGGCAGTGTCTTGGCCCATTAAGAAGTGTTTACTGGTGTAATCAAATATGGGTTATGTCTCCTGGACAGGAAACAAGATTTTATTCTATAGACTGCTGTAATCATTGGTGCACGTATCAACTTTGTAAACATGGCTCAAATCCAACACAAATTTTAGGTCTTGGAGTAGACTACGAAGAAAATTTAAGAGTCTTTTCTAGGTGCTGTTGTCAGTGTAATAGTGAAATGTTTGAAACAATTATACCAAGAGTAGCAGCAGACTGTCCTGGTATAGATAAAGCTTGTTGCGTAAAAGTTTTTAAGTGGTGTTTTAAAGGCCATAAGTGTAGAAGTAGTCAAAATAGAATAGCAGGTCATGATTTTATTAGGGGATGCTGTGGACAGGTAAGTGGGCTGTCATCAACAACTAAAGGTTTAAACTTTGTAGAGTTTGAGAACGTTTCTAAAAGAATGGCTTTTAACAGTGCTTTATTTGTTTGTAAGACAAGCACCACTTGTTCTGATACTACTTCAGATAGTCTTTTACTTGATCAAATTCCTTACGCATGTGAAACAACTCTTTGTTGGTTTTGCTATAGTTGTAGACTGTGTATAACAAGATGTTTTTGTGGTGCTATAAAGTGTTGTGGTTGTAATCAAAGTGGATGTCTACATTTCTGCCAAGGTTCTAGTAGGACAGTGTGTACTCAGCAATATCAAAGTGCTAGTTGTGGTTGTCTACCAATACACAGTAATGGTGGTATAGGGTTGTGTGCAGGATATGACTGTGTAAACCCTGTAGGAGCTTTAGCAGGAGTATGTTGTGGAGGTAGCAATCAGTGTTCAGGAGGTGAAGGTGTAGTTATTCCTTCTGATACTTGTTACAATGTAGGTTACTGATAAAGATAATCTTGTAAGATACTATATTCTAATGTAGAATACACCAAAGCAAAAAATAGCTTTGTAAAGATAATAATAATAATAGGCTACATATGAAAACTGTTATAAATATTGATGGGGGAGCAGGTAGAGCTATAGCAGCTATTCCTTCTCTGATAAAATATTCTAAAAAGAATGAAGACTTTAAAATAATGCTTCATGGTTGGGACTCTCTTTACTGGGGGATACCAGAGTTACATGACAGAGTATTTAACCCAGATCAAAAGGGAATTTTTGAACAATTCTTTTTAGATGCTGAACTTGTTATAAACCCTGAACCATATCAAGTGCCTGGATATTACAAACAGGAAAAGTCTCTTGCTGAAGCTTTTGACTACCTTATCAACAAAACAGATGATCATTCTGATCTAGGAGTACCTACTCTTAAAACAAATAGGAATGAGGAATTACAGGCTGCTACTTTTATGCAGCAGACTAAGCAACAACAGAAAAAACAAAAGACTATTGTTATTCAACCCTTTGGCAGATCAATGGAAAAACCACAGGAGAATGCTCTACTTGATCAGTCTTCTCGTTCTCTTAATCCAGACACGTATCTTAAACTTGTTAAGAAGTTAGCTACAAAATATAATCTTATCTTGTTTGCTGAAAAGAACTTCTGGGTACAAGAAGATACGTACACCATGAAGCCAGAGTGTGATCTACGTATGTGGATCTCTTTTATAGATGCAGCAGATTATTTTATAGGTTGTGACTCTGTAGGTCAACACATGGCTAGAGCACTAAACAAACCTGGAACTGTAATTATTGGATCTACTTTCCCAATAAATACCACTTACCCTACCCATTTTAATATTGTAGAAAGGGATGTTCAAAAAAAGTACTCACCTATTAGAATATCAGGTCTTGAATCTCATTTAGCAGACCGTATTAACGAGGCCACTGTTGAGTTTACAGACGAAGAACTTAATGGTATATATGCTGAAATAGTAAAAGATATTGAAAAGAAGGTGAAGTAACATGAATATTTTAGGGATAAATCCAGGTCACAATGGGTCTGCTGCTCTACTGATTGATGGTGAGCTAGAATTTTATATTGAAGAAGAACGTCTATCTCGTAGCAAGTATGACGGAAATCCTTTTAGAGGAATTATTGAAGGGCTACAACACAAAGTAGATGTTCTTGTAATAGGAGGAACTGAAAATTATCCTAGACTAATATGGACAGGAGAAGATCCTTACTCTGCTTTAGTAAGAAAGTTTAACCCAGATGTAAAAGTGTTTAGGTTAAATGAGGTTCATCACTCAGGTCACGCAGCCAATGCTTTCTATGGTTCAGGGTTTGATGATGCTGCAGCAATTATAGTTGATGGGGCAGGAGGTTATCAGACAGTAACTTATAACGAAGAACAAAAAAATAGTGGTTGGGAAACAGAATCTATTTTTGATTGTGATTATGAAAAGGGTATCAAAGTAGTCTATCAGTCATTTGGTGGAAATCAAGATACGATTGCTCTGTCTAATGATGATATCGTTATGGACTCTGCAGTAACAATTGTTAAAGCTTACGAGGCTGTATCTGAGTATCTTGGTTTTGGTTTTATAGAAGCAGGTAAGACTATGGGTCTTGCACCATATGGTAAAGCTTCTGATAAAATACCTCCTTTGTTTGAAGGAACAAGAGGAAACAAAAACATACTTACTCCTGCTTTTCCAGGTGGTGCTCATATTGATCATCCTCGATATCCTTACCTTACTTTAAAAGAAGACCCTAGACTTTGGCATAAAGATTCTAGTAAAGTAACTGATGCTGCTATGGAACTTGCTTGGGCTGTTCAAGAAGAAACACAAAAGTTAGTAGGAGACTTAATTGAAAAGGCTGTAGAAAAGACAGGTAAGAGCAACATAGTTATTTCAGGTGGATATGGTCTTAACTGTGTAGCAAACTATTACTACAAGAAACGTTTTCCTGATCTCAACATCTACGTTGATCCTATTGCTCATGATGGTGGTACAGCCCTTGGAATGGCTTACATGTACCACTACACAGAAACAAAAGACAAAAAGAAACGTCCTTTAACTAGTCTTTATCTTGGAGTAAAACATAAGAACTTCTACGATTTCAAAGGAATAAAAACAACAAAGGTAAAACCTGCTGATATAGCAAAGCTTATCTCTGAAAAGAATATTGTTGCTATGTTTCAAGGACGTTCTGAGGCAGGGCCAAGAGCACTAGGTAATCGTTCTATCTTGTACGATCCCACAGACCCACAAGGTAAGGATGTAGTCAATCAAGTAAAAGGACGTGAGTGGTTTAGACCCTTTGCAGGTTCAATGATGCAGGAACACTTTGAAGAGTGGTTTGATACTTACGGTATGAAAGAGTCACCGTATATGATGTATGCAATGGATTTTAAACTAGAGAAGCATGGTGAAGTTCCTGCTATCACACACGTAGATGGCACTTGTCGTATCCAGACTGTTACCAAAGAACAGAACAAAACTTACTACGAGCTTATACAAGAGTTTAAAAAAATAACTGGTGTTCCTATCTTGTTTAATACTAGCTTCAACCTAGCAGGTCAGCCACTAGTAGAAACACTTCACGATGCTGTAACAACAGTTAAAAACTCTGATATAAAATATTTGTATTTACCAGAAGAAGGTAAGTTAGTTCACTATCCTGAGAATGATAGTAGAGTTAAAGAAGAAAAGGATGAGGCTGCTTAAGGTAGCCTTTCCACAAACTCTAGAAGATTGTTAAAAACTTTAGTCTTTTTTCTTAGTTTCTCTTTTGAAAACTTGTTTAAGTCTTCTTCAGTTTTTAAACCATAACCAGTACGAACTAAGACAGGGGTAGCACCAATACGTTCAGCAGCTTTAAGATCAGACATCTTATCTCCTACGTAAAAACCCTTATCTTTAAATCTTGTTTTATTATTAAAGGTTTCTTTTTCTACTCTGTGAAACATACCTATGTTAGGCTTGGCATAGTAATCATCTTTGAGAGAGGACTCAGAATAGTATAAACCATCAAGGTTATAGATACCTGCGTTACCAAAGATTTCAAACATACGTTGATGCACAGCCTCTACTTGCTCATGTGTTTGCAACCCTTTTGTAATACCACCCTGGTTAGTAAGTATAACTACTTTGTAACCTTTAAGACGTAACTTAAGAATAGCTGCTAGAGATTCAGGGTACACCTCAAAGT